TCGGACTCCTCGGGATTTCGCTAATCGTTATCGGCTACGAGAGGGGTAAGAAGTGAGCATTATTCGCCGCGTCCTCGGGACGAATAACGAGTCGCGAAACCTGAACGGACTCGGACTCATCCCATCCGCATTCGATCGCGTTCCCGGAGTTAATCCTCCGCTCGTAAACGAGAACTCAGTCCTCGGACTAACGACGGCGTGGGCGAGCGTCACTCTGCTAAGTGACGTCATCTCGACTCTTCCGCTCGATACCTACGTTCGCGATAATGGTCAGCGTCGCCCGTATCGTCCCGGCGGATCTAAGCCTGAATGGATGACGACTCCGATCCCGGGATCGAATACAACTATTAACGAAACGCTTTCTCAGATCGTCGTCTCACTCTATACAAATGGGAATGCGTTTATTTTTGCGCCACGAGATCCCGATACGCTCGCGCCTCTTGAGGTGCGCGTCCTCGATCCGCGATACGTAGACGTCCGCCACGAAGGACGCGAGGTCGTCTATACCGTTCGATATGGGGCGGAATCGCTCGAGTATGGTCCCGAGACGATTATTCATATCCCGCTAATCACGCTCCCCGGTCAGGCGCGCGGCGTGAATCCGATCGAAGCTCTTCGAAATACGCTCGCCCTCGGGATGACGCTTGACGCGTCCGCCTCTTCGTTCTTCGCTACGGGCTCGACCCCGACGGGCATTATCGAAACTCCCGACGCCCTAACGGCCGATCAGGTGAAGTCTCTCAAGGAGGGATGGCTCCGTCACCATACGGGCGCGAACGCTCATACGCCGGGAGTTCTATCAGGCGGCGCGACGTTTAAGGCCCTCTCGTTCCGCCCTGAAGACGCGCAGCTTCTCGCATCGCGAGAGTTCACGGTGAACGAGATCGCGCGAATCTTCCGCATCCCTCCCGCACTTCTCGCCGTCACGACTCCGGGCGCGATGTCGTATTCGTCCGTCGTCGAACTAAACGCGGCGTTCGTTTCGTATACGCTCCGTCCGCTCGCAGAGAAGATCGAACGCGCGCTCTCACTTCTGATCCCGCTACCCGAGGCGTTCGTCCGTCTATCAATGGACGCCCTACTTCGAGGATCAACGCGCGATCGTGCCGAGGCGTACCGTATCGCCATCTCGGAGGGGTGGTTGAGCATCGCCGAGACGAGACGACTCGAGGACCTCTCGCCGATCGACGATCCATCCGCGAACGCATATCGTCAGCCTCTCGCTCAGGCGGACGCGGCCATCGCATCGGCGCAGCAAAAGGCGAACGTCTACGCCGCGCTCGTCGGCGCGGGAATGGACCCGGCAGAGGCTAAGAGGATCGCGAAACTATGACCTTCATCGCACGAGAGATCAGTATCGGAACCGCGGCGGTCGCCATCGGAACGGCGACGCCAAAGAATACGCACGAGATCACGATCGGGAACGATTACAATAAAAATATATATATCGGCGGCGCAGACGTGACGGTCGGGAACGGCTACTCAGTTCCGAAGACGGAGCATATAACCGTCAAGATTTCGAATGGCGATATTCTCTACGCCATCTCCGACGCGGCGGGATCAGATATTCATCTCTACGATTTTCAGGTGGACCCGTGATCATCATTCTCGATATTGACGGGACTCTAACGACGTCAGGCGATACGCCGAACCTTCCCGTTATCGAACGCATCCGCGAAGAGTCCAAGAAGGGCGAGAGGATCTTCATCGTCTCAGGGCGCAGCATCGCCCGCCTTGACGAGACGCGCGCGTGGTTGGGCGAGAACGAAGTCCCGTACGAGGAGATCTACCTTCAGGATTTCTCCGAGGACTCGAATCCCGCAGTTATCGAGGCGTTTAAGGCCTACAAATATTCGAAGCTCCTCGAGGAGTTCGGCGATCAGATCGGCTACCTCGTAGACGACGACGCCGAGGCGCGAGACGCCGCCGAGGGAATGGGGATCGACGCCTACGGGCCCGACGCCTTCGTGCGCCTCTCTGCGCGCGCCATTGATCCCGACGGGTACGCCCCGACGGAGGAGATGATCGCCGAGGCCGAGCGCGGGCTCGAGTGGCGGCGAGAGTTCGGACGAGGCGGAACGGAGATCGGCATCGCTCGCGCACGAGATATCTCGAACGGACGACGACTTCCGTATGAGACGGTCGTCCGAATGGCGTCGTATTTCGCGCGGCACGCCGTCGATAAAGAGGCGGACGGATTCTCACCGGGCGAAGATGGCTATCCGTCGAATGGTCGGATCGCTTGGGCACTATGGGGAGGCGACCCCGCGGAATCGTGGGCGTCGCGTATCATCCGAGAGGCGTCTCAAGAAGACGCGCAGAGAAACGAAGGAGACGAAATGGCGATCGAGTTCCGACGCGCAACGGCCGAGCTCCGCGCGATCGACGAGGACGGGTTTACGTTCGAGGGTATGGCGGCGGTCTACGACTCACCATCCGCCGAAGGCACGAACCCGGAGATCGTGAAGAAGGGCGCGTTCGCCCGCTCCATCGCCGCCGCGCAGCGCGGAGAGTGGGACGTGAAGGCATACGCCGATCACAACCCGGAACGCCTCCTCGGCACGACGAAGACGGGGACGCTCGAACTCGAGGATCGCGAGGATGGACTCCTCGCCCGTATCCGCCTCAATCCGAAGGTGACCTTCCATCGCGACCTCGCGGAGATCGTTCGCACGATGGGAAAGTCCCTCGGCCTCTCGTTCGGGTTCTACTCAACGAACGCGAATAAGGTCAACGAGGACGGCGTCCGCGAACTTCGCGACGTGAAGCTCGTCGAGGTCTCCGCCCTTACCGGGCTCTCGCCGTACTACCCGTCCACGATCTCGACCGTCTCCGTCCGATCCCTCGCCTCCGAGGCGGGCCTTGAGATCGAACCGCTCCGCGTCGCCGTAAACGCCCTCCTCTCAGGAGAGGTCACGGCGGATCAGGCGAAGATCCTCGCAGACGCCATCGCCGCAGTCATCGCAGAAGAGGAGTCAGAGATGGCGGAGGACGTCGCCGAGGGTGAGGTCGTCGTCGAAGAGACTCCCGTCGAAGAGGCTCCATCCGAGGAGCCCGCACCGCGCGCCGTCCCGCGATCCACGCGGGAGAAAGAGATCGAACTCGCGAAGCGCGCGCTAAAGTAAAAAAACCGAAACGCTAAGGGCGATCGTCTAAGGGCATTAGTACCGCACGAGTCGCGCCGCCGGGACGGTGTGTTGTATCAAAAAAATAAGTCAGAGAAGGAGATTCTAAAATGTCTAAGGACGTAATGAATCAGCTTCACGACGCCTACCGACGCGATTTCGAGGCCGCTAAGGCTCTCGTTTCCCGCGCATCGGACGAGGCTCGCGAACTGAGCGCAGAAGAAGAGGCTCAGTATTCCAAGCTGAACGAGGCTATGGATTCACGCCTCGCGAAGATCGAAGATCTTAAGAAGGGCGAGGAGCGTTCAGCGAAGCTCGCCGCGGTCATCGGCGCAGCCGAAGTCACCGCAACGAAGGCCGTCGAGAATGACGCGGACGCACTCCGCGCCATCATCAACGGCGAGAAGCGTTCTGCTAAGTTCGATATTCGCGCACTCGCAACCGCAACCGCAACAACGCCGGTCACGTTTGCCGACTTTGTTGTGGAGAGCCTCGTAAACGATAACGTCGTATACGCGGGCGCAACGAAGATCCGCACGGCGGATAACCGAAATATCACCGTCCCCGTCCTCGCAGGGACCGCTCCGGCGGCCGCCTTCGTGGCGCAGGGTGGAACGATCAGCGCAGCGGACCCCGTCTTCACGAGCATTACGCTTGGGTCGTACGCAGCCGCAACGTTGACGCTCGCATCACGCGAGCTCGTGAACTCGGCAGGGTTTAACCTCGTCGAGTACGTGGGCCGCGCCGCGGGTGCTCAGATCGCGAACCTCGCGGGTTCAGCTTGTACCCTCGGAACGGGAACGGTTCAGCCTACGGGCTTCATTACCGCTCTCAACACCGCGGGCGCACTCACGACCGCCGTTAAGGCCGGAACCGTCACCGCGACGTTCTTCGACCTTCTCGACGTTCAGACCGCGCTCTACGCAGTCGCTCCGAAGTACCGCAACGCCAACTCGGCGTGGCACGTATCAACCGGCGCAGCTCGCAAGATGCGCGGATTCCAAGATCTAAACGGTCAGTTCGTATGGCAAGCGTCTCAGGCCGCCGGGCAGCCTGAAACCCTCCTCGGCTACCGCGTGATCGAGAATCCATATATGGCCGCCGTAGCGTCCGCGTCGAAGTCCGTCGCGTTCGTCCACGAGCCTTCGATCTATATCCGCGAAGCGGGTAGCCTCGAGGTGGCCACGAGCACCGAGCGTTATTTCGAGCTCAATAGCGTGGGCATTCGAGCGATCTACGAGTTCGACTCGAACCTCCCAGACGGCGCAGCGGGCCGAATCCTCGTCTCCGCCACGGCGTAAGACGAGCGGGTCGCCGTAAGGTAGACTCACGGAGAGGGCTCCCGAGGAGACTCGGGGGCCCTCTCCATTTATGGCAAGGAGAAGGAGGACGGAGGCTATGGGACTTCGCGTCGCAGTATCAACGAACGCTCCGTGGGTTGGAAGTGGCTACGGTGCTCAGGTGGCGGAACTCGCCCCGAGAATGAAGGCAGACGGCCACGACGTCTCGATCCTCGCGAATTTTGGACTATCCGGGACGACGCTCGATTGGAACGGGATCACGATTTATCCTCAAGGGATCGACGCATACTCGAATGATCTCCATCCGTCGCAAATGCTCCGCATTCAGGCGGAGACGAAAGATCGTCCATTTCTCGGGGCTACGCTCTTCGACGTATGGCCCCTAAAGAATCCCGAATGGGATCAGGTTCCGCTCCTCTCGTGGGTTCCCGTTGATCATTCTCCCGTGACGCCCGAGGTTCTTCAGTTCTTTAACCGCGGCGGTCGTAAGTGGGCAGTCGCGATGAGCCGATTCGGAGAGACGGAACTTCTTAACGCGGGACTTTCGCGTGATCGCGTCTTCTATGCGCCGCATTCGTTTAATCCCGACGTATGGCGACCAGATGGCGAGACAATGCGTAAGACGATGAATATCCCTGAGGACGCGCATCTAACGTGGATCAACGCCGCGAATAAGGGCGCGACGCCCGTTCGGAAGTGTTGGAGCGAGCAGCTTACGGCGTGGACGATCTTCGCCTCGCGCCATCCCGACGCATATCTCTATCTTCATACGGACCTCTCGGGCATCGCTCAGGGTGTCGCACTCGA